TGGACCCTACGGGGAAGACCAAGAATACGCCGTCGCATTGCAGCGGAAGCACGACATGGATCGTGCGGTGCCTGCGACTGAGCAGATCACGAAGTGGGAATGGGTCGATGGCGTGACTGCCATCGCTGACGTGGTGTTCGGTTGACCAACTGGTCAGAACCCCTTGACTCTCTGATCAATCCATCCTATCTTCCGGTTATGAAACAAACCAAATTCGATCAAAACGGCATCTTCGCCAGCACTCCTGAACTTAACGCCATCGCGCTTCAGGTGTTAGAGCAGGAGAAGCGTGAGCGGGAACTGCGCCGCGAGTGGTTCAGCAAGTGGAATGACTCCCGCCCCGATGATGGTGGACAGTGGGGGATCTGGAACATCAGTGATCGCCACTGACGCGGTTTACCCTTTATAATCCGGACATACAAAACAAACCAATCGATTCAATCAAAATGACCAACGCTCTCAAAGGTTCCGCTCTCCTGGAAATGATCCGCAAAATGGAGGACGCCGACCGTTCTACCCAGTGCCTGACCTGCGGTTACGTTCGGGAGAACGGCAAACCTGCATTCACTGCATTTTTTGAGGCAATTCTGGAGGCACGCGGTGTCATCACCAACGCCCAGGAATTGAAGGCAGAATGTGTCGACTATCAAGAGCAAATTGATGAACTCTTGGAAGACTTTGACGCCCTTGCAATCAAAGCATTCATTGACCTTTATGGTGAAGAAGAATTGGACAACTTTGAAGACTCCTATCAAGGCGAAATGACTGGACCTGAGTTTGCAGAACAGTTGGTGACTGACTGCTACTGCCTGGACATTCCTTCCTTCGTTTGTGTTGACTGGAGTGCTACTTGGGATCAACTTTCCTATGATTATGATGAGCAGGACGGTTACATTTTCTGCCGCAACTGGTAAGTGACATTTAAGGGTGTGCCACCTGGAGAGGTGGACGCCCTTCGTGGGTTTCGTGCCCAGCACCGACTACACTAAACAAAGTTCAGAAAAAAACGAAATGGCAAAGGCAATCGGCACCGCACGCAGCACCGACACCAACACCAAGGGCATCGCCCTTCGTGCTAGCAGCGGCAGCGGCATGACCTTCACTAAGGCGCGTGGGTTGGGTGCCTCTATGGTGGCAGACCTGGACGGTGTGAAGCGTAAGGCGCGGGCACAGTATGCCGCCGATCGCCGTCAGGCAGCATTGGACCGCTTGGCAGAGCGCCGCACCTATTCCGACCTGGAGTGTGCGTTCTGACCACTGGCACAGTGCCGTGGGTTCGTGATCCGCAGTGCCCCCCTACGGGGGCGCGTTGGCGCGGGGCGCGTGTATATAAAACGAGTAGGTACCCTTAATCTATAAAGTCTTGCTTTTGCCACCTATTTCTATAACTCTTCACTTTTCTATATAAACCAAGAATGGAAAAAGAAATACCTAGTATGCAAAAAAATCCCGGAGAAAATTTGAGCACCGTAGAGGTCGATCCTGTTACTGGTGAGTATGTAATTAAGGTGCCCGAATGGATTGTTTCGGAGTTTGGTTGGTTTGAGGGTACGGAGATCAATATGGAAGTAGATGGTGATTGTATTGTGATACAAGAACCAACGTGATAGTATCGTAGTAACCGAACTTTGAGGTTTACAATAGAGTAGACTTGGAGTATAATTACACTTGAATGCATTCACATTTTAATTTGACCTAATTATGGCAAAAGGATTTACAGTAAAAGCAAAAGCGCCTGCACCCAAGAAAGAAGTAGAATGGGATTTTACAAAGGCGCGTGAGATGGTTAAAGGTAAGACAGTAGTATTCTGTTTACCTGGGCGTGGTGTTTCCTACACGTTCTTAAAGAATTTTGTTCAACTTTGTTTTGATCTTGTACAAGCAGGAGCAAGTATTCAGATCTCACAAGATTATAGTTCTATGGTGAACTTTGCACGTTGTAAGTGTTTAGGTGCAAATGTTCTTCGTGGTCCTGATCAGAAACCATGGGATGGTAAGTTGCAGTATGATTGGCAGTTGTGGATCGATAGTGATATTGTATTCAACACTGAGAAGTTTTATCAATTGATCTTGATGGACCAGGATATTGCAAGTGGTTGGTATTGTACCGAAGACGGTCAAACCACCAGTGTTGCACATTGGATGGAAGAAGATGATTTCCGAAATAATGGTGGTGTTATGAACCACGAAACTTTGGAAAGTATTCAGAAGCGTCGTAAGCCGTTCACTGTAGATTATGCAGGCTTCGGGTGGTTGTTGATCAAGAATGGTGTATTTGAACACGAAGGTATGCCTTATCCTTGGTTTGCTCCAAAGATGCAGGTCTTTGAGTCTGGTGAAGTACAAGATATGTGCGGCGAGGATGTCTCGTTTTGTCTCGATGCAAAGGAAGCAGGATTTGAGATCTGGTGTGATCCTCGCATCCGCGTCGGTCACGAAAAAACTCGCGTTATCTGATGGAACGATATACCATCATTCACAAAGGTCAAGTGCTTGCAGAGGGCTTGACCCAAGAAGAATACCTTGATAAAATGATGGACCTGGCAGAGGATTTCTATGCACAGGGCACTCCGAACCCCTCGGAACTTGAAACTAAAATTACTACAGACAATTAACTATGGCACGCTCTAAAGTCGGTCTCTCTGGTGAAAAGATGATCGAATCTACCCCCAAGAAGACTCGTCAAGGGTTTGGGAAAAACACCAAGTATGCCGCTACGTCTCGCAATAAAGCAAAGAAAGCATATCGCGGACAAGGTAAATAAGATACACACACGGGAGGTTAATCACCTCCCTTCTTTTTTGCTCGTAAAACTATGACTGAACCTACCTCGGATTTCTTGGATAACCTTGCTGCTAAACAACATGAGAAGTTACTTCGTGAAGTAGCAGGAGATCATAAGAATACTGATAAAGATGATGAACCTCAACTCCTAGAGGAGTAAATACTGATAGGGATAGTAACCCCTCAAAAAGTTCCGATGTTTACCTAAACGAGAGAACACAATGTCAAAGTATCACGTAGATCGTGACGTAAAATACATGTATCAAATGTGGGGTACCACATCATTGATTACAGATTACTGGACCAAACCACGTAAAACTAGTGATGCACCAGAAGAATTGACGGAAGAGGAGCAAAATCAAGAGTAAGGGTATAAATAAATTCATAGAAATCTAACCCTATAATGGCATCGCAGAGGATATCTAGGGCATTTAAGGATATTAGTTTCTCCTTTGATCCGCATCCTATCACTAAAGACTTACCAGTCATCATTAATGAGCGTGCCATTACACGATCAGTTCGTAATTTAGTGGAAACAATTCTAACAGAGCGTCCATTTAACCCTGACTTGGGTTCAAATATACGTAAAATGCTGTTTGAAAACGTTACTATTCCAACTTCCATTGAAATTAAGGATCAAATTGAGGATAGTATCATGGCTTTTGAACCTAGAGTTTCCAATCTGGTCGTTGATGTAAAACCATTTCCAGATGATAATACATTTGAAGTGGATATTAAGTATGACATTAGGGGATTAGATGTAGGTACCCAAACATTCTCTTTCTTACTAGAGGCAACGCGATAAAATATGCCTTTTACTCAGTTTACTAACCTAGATTTCGACCAAATTAAGACCGAAATTAAGTCATATCTCCGTGCAAATTCAAATTTCACGGATTTTGACTTTGAAGGATCTAATTTTTCGGTCCTTATTGATACTCTTGCTTACAATACTTACATTAATGCATTCAATGCTAACCTAGTTGTTAATGAATCCTTCCTGGATGCAGCGACAGTTAGGGAAAATGTGGTATCTTTGGCAAGAAATATCGGTTATGTACCCCGATCTAGCAGTTCAGCAAAGGCACATGTTACTTTTAGAGTACCAACAAGCACTACAAGTCAGTTTATTACTCTTAAAGCGGGTTTAGTTGCAGTTGGTAACTTTGATAATACCTCTTATCGCTTCTCGGTACCCGAAGATATCTCTGCACCCGTTAAAAATGGGTTTGCAGACTTCGGATCTACCACAAAACCAGTCACAATTAGTCAAGGAACCTACTTAACAAGACAATATATTGTTGTAGGTTCCGTTGATCAACGTTTTATTCTTGATAATCCCAATATTGATGCCTCAAGTATCGTTGTAAACGTAAAAGGACCTAATGAAACTGGTTTAGGAAGAGAGTTTCATAAGGTTGATAACATTTTAAACCTGGATAAGACCTCTGAAATCTTCTTGATTCAAGAAATTCAAGATGAAAGGTACGAAATCCTGTTTGGTGATGGATATTTTGGTAAAAAGTTAGAAAATAACTCAACTATTACAATTTCTTACATCGTAACTGATGGTGAATCTGGAAACGGACCTTCTGTTTTCGATTTTCAAGGAAATTTCACTGATGAGAGTGGAAATAGAGTCATTCCAACCGATTCTATCCCTATTACAACCGTTCAGAAGGCGATGAATGGCGGTGATATAGAGGGTGTTTCATCAATTAAGTACTTTGCCCCTAGATTGTACGCAGCGCAGCACAGAGCGGTGACAGCGAGGGACTATGAGGCGATTATTCAGCAAGTATACCCCAGCACTGAGTCTGTTGCAGTGATTGGTGGAGAAGAATTATCACCTCCACAGTTTGGAACGGTGCAGATTAGCATCAAACCAAAGAATGGAACGTATGTTTCCGATTTTGATAAGCAAAATATTTTAAATAAACTCAAACAATACGCTATTGCTGGTATTAACCAGAAGATTGTTGATCTTAAAGTGCTATATGTGGAGATTGATTCGTCAATCTACTTCAATACCACTCAAGTTTCTAATGTAGATGATCTTAAAACTAGTGTTACCAGTGCATTAGCAACATATTCTAGAGATGTTGACATGAATCGTTTTGGTGGACGATTCAAATATAGTAAGATTCTCCAATTGATTGATAGAGTTGATAGTGCAATCACTTCTAACATCACCAAAGTTAGAATTAGAAGAGACATGAAGGTTCTTACGAACCAGTTTGCACAATATGAACTCTGTTTTGGCAATATGTTCCACATCAATCCTGGTGGATACAATATTAAGAGTACAGGATTCACAATCGCTGGATCTAATGATACGATCTACTTTACTGACGTACCCAATAAGAACGCTGACGGTACCCTAGATGGCAGTGGAAAGGGCGTTCTGGCAGCGATTAAGAGAACAGAGCAGAACGCCCTTCAAGTTGCTGTGAAGGGCGTAGGAACGGTTGATTATATGAAGGGAGAGATCCTTGTTAATACAATTAACATTACATCTACAGTTGCAGATAATGACATAATTGAGATTCAAGCATTCCCAGAATCTAATGATGTTGTTGGTCTAAAAGATCTTTATCTGAGTTTTAATGTTTCGGATAGTACAATAAATATGGTTAAAGATGTCATTGCATCTGGTGAAGATATTTCTGGCGTTTCTTTCACAAGAGATTACTATACTTCAAGTTATTCCAACGGAGATTTAGAGAGGAAATAAAATATGTCGCATTTTGAGAAGAGAGTGCAACTCAATAAAATTATTGAGAGCCAACTTCCAGAATTCTTAGTTGCAGACTTTCCAAAGGCAGTTGAATTTTTCAAGCAATATTATCTTTCGCTTGAAAAGCAGGGTGGCAATGTAGACCTTGTCGATAATCTTGATCGATATATCAAGGTTGATAACCTGGTGCCAGAAACAGTTGTAGGAGAAACTTCTGTTTATTCTGATTTTGATTCCTCTGCAACTGAAATTGAGATAAATTCAGTCAAGAGTTTTCCTGATGAATATGGTCTCCTTAAGATTAACGACGAGATTATTACATACACTGGTATTACATCTACTAGTTCTGGGCGTGGTAAGCTTACTGGATGTGTTCGTGGTTTCAGTGGCGTTACTGGGTACAACGTAGGTATTACCAGTTTCTTTACAGATACCAATAGGCAGAATGTTGTCTTCTCAACTTCCTCTGCTGATTCTCATAAAGCAAACGATAAAGTAA